GAAGGTGAAACTAAAGAACATAGTCGCAACATTAGTCCTTGGGGTATTGTGATTGGTGGTGAAGAATTACATAACAATCATCACCTATCACCAGCAAGTCCAAAACTCAGTCATAAATGGTTTGAGTTTGATATAGGTTGGGCTTGGTTTAAAATATTTGAATCATTAAAACTAGCAAAAGTGAGAGTGTAAATGGCACATATCGTAGCAAATTTACCACCAGTAAAATGTTTTGTTCGTAAAGAGTTTCTCTATGATTTTGAAAAAGGTCATGGAGAACTTGAACCTTGTTGGTGGGTGAGTATTAAGTCACTAAGGGGTCAAGCATTTCGTATTGAGGCCTATCTAAACAATTATGGCGCATTATACGACAAGTTACCATTACACGCATTTTGTTGGAAACCCATTGAAGGTAAACCACTGCCATTAGATTATTTGCAATTGTGGGATTGCTTATCATATGATATAACAGTCATAAAGAAGGCACAGTTGCAATCGATGAAGTGTAAGTTTAAGTTGAAGAATGGAGATTGGCAGTATGGTGTTTATCTTTTTACAGTTGATTCTGCTCATCCTGATTTTAACATACTTGATACAGGGTTTTCTGAAGATATCGAGGACCACAAGTCTTATAATTTCATCATGTGTGATAATGGGCAGTTTGCTGCTCAGCCAAATAATCGTTTAATCATATTGGAACCTAGTAGTAATCCAAAAGAATTGAAAATGCCAGATTTTAGAGTTGCGACAAAAAAATGGTCAGTTGAAACAGATTCTAAATGGGCACTTGGAGAAACAAACACAGTAATGTATGAACAAGGTGATTAATGAAACCGACAATTGCATTATTTCTACACCAACCTAAATGTTCGGTGCAGTCTGGAAATGGCATAATGAAGGCGCTTGGTGATGATTATAGATTTAAGATTTTTACGAAGCATGATTTAGAAGATGATTTTTTTGATGATGTAGATATGGTCTGTGTGCCAGGTGGTATCGGTGATGCAGATAGTTTTGATTATCTTATGCGTGAAAATTTACCACGCATAAAAGATTTTGTAATGAATGGTGGTAAGTACCTTGGCATTTGTATGGGTGCATATTGGGCAGACAAAACTTACTTTGATATACTCGACAAAGTAGAAGCGGTTCAATATATTAGACAACCAAACACTTGCACAAAAAGACCTCATGCAAAGAATATGCCTGTTATGTGGAAAAACGAACCACATAACATGTTTTTTTATGATGGATGTGCTTTAGTTGGTGGTGATATGTCGCCGTATGAAACTGTTGCAACATACAGTAATGGTGATAATATGGCAATTATACAGAATAGAATCGGTCTAATTGGTTGTCATCTTGAAAGTGAGAATCATTGGTATGAAAGTTATAGTTGGATGCGTGGTAAATATCACAACGGGTCGCAACATAAATTATTATTGAATTTTGTTAATGAATTGATGGAGAGATAATATGGTGTTCGAAAAAAAAGACGGAGAAAAATAGATGCATTACAAAAGCATATTCATTAGTGATGTGCATTTGGGGACAAAAGATTGTAAGGCAGAATTATTAAATAATTTTTTAAAACATAATACTTGCGAAACATTATATTTAATTGGTGATATTATTGATGCGTGGAAGATACAACAAAACAAGTGGCGCTGGAAACAATCTCACACAAATGTAGTTCGTAGGGTATTAGGTTACGCAAAAAGAGGAACAAGGGTTGTCTATATTGCAGGCAACCATGATGAATTTTTAAGACCTATGATGCCATATGGTTTTAGTTTTGGTAAGGTTGAGATACATAATCAAATTGAACACATTGGTGTAGATGGTAAACATTATTTGGTAGTGCATGGTGATTTGTTTGACGGCATTACTAGGTTGGCACCATGGTTATCTTTTCTAGGTGATAGAGCATATGATTTTGTTTTATCATTGAATAGTAAATTCAATTGGGTTAGACATAAGTTTGGTTTTGGATACTGGTCATTAAGTCAATTCTTAAAACATCGTGTTAAAAGAGCCGTAGATTTTATGTTTCAGTTTGAAAAGAACCTTACGGGATATTGTAAGAAAAAAGGATATGATGGTGTTATATGTGGGCATATACATCATGCAGAGATTAAAGAAGTTAATGGTGTAACATATATGAATGATGGTGATTGGGTAGAATCCTGCACCGCCTTAGTAGAACATAGTGATGGCCGTTGGGAGATAATCACATGGAACGAAATTAGAAATGAAATGGATAACTAATTGCAAAAAATTGTAATCATCACCGATGCATGTGCGCCTCAAGTGAATGGTGTTGTTCGAACATATGAAAACATATGTAAACAACTAGAAAAGAAAAAACAACCATTTGAATTAATAACACCATATCATCCTAAGTTAAAGAGAAAAACTTTAAAAGGTTACGAAGAAATTGAGTTGGTTGTTAATCCGTGGAAAATTAAACAGTTATTATGGATTGCAATGTATGAGGGTCACAGGATTCATATTGCAACCGAAGGTCCATTAGGATTGTATGCAAGGTATCTTTTGAATAAATCTCGTTACCCATACACAACAAGTTTTCATACACTATTTCCTGAATTCATAAAGAAACGAATTGGTTTGCCACTATGGTTAAGTTATGCATACTTCAGGTGGTTTCACAATAAATCAAAATGCGTTATGGTGCCAACTAAAGGCATGATAGAACATTTAAACACAAAAGGTTTTAAATCTTTAAAACTGTGGACAAGAGGTGTTGATAGTGAAGTCTTTAATCCACAGAGAAGAAAAGAAGGCAAACCATTTATATTATGTGTATCGAGAATTTCAAAAGAAAAGAATTTAGATGCATTTTGTAAATTGACAGGTCGTAAAGTCCTTATTGGTGATGGACCTTATTTGGAGTCATTAAAGAAAAAATATCCAGATGTAGAATATTTGGGTGTTAAACAAGGTGAAGAATTAGCCGAATGGTATGCAAGTGCGGATGTTTTTGTATTTCCCTCAAAGACGGATACATTTGGAATTGTCATTTTGGAAAGTATAGCAAGTGGTACGCCTGTTGCGGCATATGAAGAACCAGGACCACTAGAAGCAATTGAACTGATGTATAATGGAATGTATAGTGAAAACTTACAACACAATGTATATGCATGTTATTCAATTAACAGGCGTGAAGTATATGAATCGTCCAAGAAATGGACATGGGAACATTCAACAAAACAATTTTTAGAGGCGTTATGATTAAGAAAGCAAAAAGTAATTTAATGGATGAGAGACAATCATTCAAACCCTTCCACTATCCATGGGCATATGAGGCATGGTTAAAACACGAACAAATTCATTGGCTGCATACAGAAGTGCCAATGTTAGAAGATGTTAAGGATTGGAAGAATAGATTGACCGCAAGTGAGAAACAATTTCTCACACACATTTTCCGTTTCTTTACACAAGGTGATATCGATGTGGCAGGTGGTTATGTAAAGAATTACCTTCCATATTTCCGTCAACCAGAAGTGCGGATGATGTTGTTAGGTTTTGCAGCTCGTGAAGCATTGCATATTGCCGCCTATTCACACCTGATTGAAACTCTTGGACTGCCAGATACAATGTATAATCAGTTCTTAGAATATGATGCGATGAAAGAGAAACACGAATATCTGTTGGACATTTCAGACCAGAATACAACAAAACAAAACACCGCAAAACATATTGCCGTATTCTCCGCATTTACAGAGGGTATGCAATTGTTTAGTTCATTCATTATGTTATTGAATTTCCCACGCAACGGCACTATGAAGGGCATGGGTCAGATTGTTACATGGTCAATTGTAGATGAAACAATGCATTGCGAATCTATGATTAAATTGTTCAGAACATACATTGAAGAAAACAAAGAGATTTGGAATGATGAGTTGAAGGGTGAATTATACACCATTGCAGAGAACATGGTTCGATTAGAAGATAAGTTTATTGACCTTGCCTTTGAAATGGGTGAGATGACTCGACTAAGTAAAGAAGATGTAAAGAATTACATTAGATACATTGCAGACCGCAGACTAATTTCATTGGGTCTCAAAGGTGTATTTAAAGTTAAGAAGAACCCTTTACCATGGGTAGAAGAAATGGTTAATAGTCCTGTTCACGGCAACTTCTTTGAGAATCGTGTAACAGATTATGCCAAAGGTGCTTTGTCTGGTAATTGGGATGAAGTATGGGCTGAGGCCGCTTAATGACCGAAATCTTATACACACTAATAGCAACACATATTACCATCATTTGTGTAACTCTTTATCTACATAGAGGACAAGCACACAGAGGCATAGAGTTTCATCCTATTTTAAGCCATTTCATGCGTTTTTGGTTATGGTTAACAACAGGCATGGTAACGAAAGAATGGGTTGCCGTTCATCGTAAACATCATTCGAATACAGATAAACCTGCTGACCCACATTCACCATACAATGAAGGTCTTTTAAAAATGTTGTATGGTGGTGCATGGTTGTATGCCAAAGCCGCACAAGATAAAGACATGGTGAAAATCTATGGTACAGGCACACCAGATGATTGGATGGAAAAAAATGTTTACAGTAAACACAGTAAAGTTGGAATTACTTTATTACTGATATTCAATACATTATTATTCAATGGTTGGGGTATTGTAATTTGGTTGATACAGATGGCATGGATTCCTTTTTGGGCTGCGGGCGTAGTTAATGGCGTAGGTCATTGTATAGGTTATCGCAATTGGAAAACTAAAGATAAATCCAAAAATATAATCCCTATTGGTATCATCATTGGCGGTGAAGAACTACATAATAATCATCACAACTCACCTGCAAGTGTTAAATTGAGTAACAAATGGTACGAATTTGACATAGGTTGGATGTGGTTAAACATATTTAAAATAATGAGGTTAGTAAAATGAAATTGTATATTTTTTTAGCACTTGCATTTGCAATGGTGTTACCTGCACATGCACAAAAACAACCAAAAGGTGTAACTTATGATGCACAAATCATTCGTGTATCTGACGGCGATACTATTGTTATTTCCGCACCATTCTTACCCGCACCACTTAAACCTGAACTTGCCGTTAGAATCTACGGAGTTGATACACCAGAAAAAGGTTTTCGTGGCCAATGTGAATCAGAAAAACAACGAGGTGAAGCCGCTTCTCAATTTACAAAGCAAGCCGTATCAACTTCCACTCAGCGCCAAGTTGTGCTGTATGGCTGGGATAAATTTGGTGGTCGTGTATTGGGAGATATCATTTTAAATGGTCAATCCCTTCGCACAATGTTGATTACTAACGGATTTGCCCGTGAATACTATGGTGATGCAAAACAATCATGGTGTAACTAATGGCAACACTACATCACAATTGCGATAGTTGCTCATCTGATTTCACAATTAAATACGATGAACATGAATGTGAATCAGACCCTCTACATTGTCCATTCTGCGGTGAATACATACTAGATATGGACAAAGTAGAGGATGAAGATGAATGACTTGGTTTTATCATAACACACCGCAAGAATTTAAAGAAGAAGATATCCAAGAGTATTTTGGATTTGTATATCTTATCACACATAACCCGACTGGCCGCAAATACATTGGTAAAAAATTCTTTACCATGGCGGCTACTCGCCAAGTCAAGGGCAAGCGAAAAAAGATTCGCAAGTCAAGCGATTGGGAGAAGTATTGGGGTTCAAATAAAAAACTGCAAGAAGAAGTCAAACTCAACGGGGAAGAAAACTATACCCGTGAGATTCTGCACCTATGTAAAAGTAGAAGTGCTTGCAGTTATTGGGAAACTTTTGAGATTTTCAACCGACACGCATTGGTTGGAGACGGATATTATAATGAGTGGGTCTCTTGCAAGATACGCAAAGACCATCTAAGTAAGCTATAACATCAATTCAAAGGAGGACACCGATACTTATAAGTTTATGAGAGTATTTAAGTCTCAGGATAGGTAAAAGTAAACAATCATTGCCCGATTACAAACAAAGGAACCACATGGCTCGCAAACAGACAGCAAACAACGAAGTAATAACAGTAGCCAAAACAACCAATCAATTAAAAATAAGAATTGATGACCTTAAAACATTTCAACCACTAACAGATAATCAAAAAAAGTTCTTTGATGCATACAAAAGAGGTGACTACTTTGTAGCACTACATGGTGTTGCAGGTACAGGTAAAACATTCTGTGCCTTGTATAAAGCAATCGAAGAAGTATTAGATAAATCAAACCCATTCAACAAAATCATTGTTGTTCGTTCTGCGGTGTCC